TAGTGTACTCATGGTTTTGGATACTTGTCTTTAATAGCTTTGATTGTAGCTTTCCAGCCATCAATACCATTATGGTATATGTCATCTAATTGTGAAATTAAATCTGGATATTCTGCTCTTCTTTTAGATTTGTAACTATCATTCTCTAAATCCCAAGCATCTTGTAATGCTTTCAGTCCAGTTGTGCAATCTGATTCAGATGGTTTAGAACCACCATCATATACAACTAAATTTGCATAGATTTTATTAGTGGGGTCACTCCAACCAAACCATTGTCCTGTTCTAACTCTAACAAGATAATCTTCTATATGATTTGGCTTTCCTGTTTCTAAATCCATATTATGTATCTCCTAATTTAATAAATTTAAAATACACTTGACCCCAAGCAACTCCGCCATTGCTATTATCTTCAACATCAGTCTCAAACTTAATTTTATGTGTTGATGTATTAGTGCAATCAAAAATTGCGGTAGCAGTAGCACCATTATATCTATAGTCAGCACTGTAATTATCATAAAATCCAGTCTCAGAAAAACCTATAGTGTTATCAGTGCTTGAAAAGTTATTATCTGTTGTTGATGCTATTTTAATATATTGGTATCTACTTTGATGACCAGCATTTACTCTTGATGATCTTGCTTCAAATATAATTAACCAAAATCCAGTTGCAGGGAAAGTCCATATACCACTTGATACTGACATTCCACTTCCTAAATAACCGCCACCGCTTGTAAATCTTGCTAAATTATTTTGTATTGGATCAACAGTTCCATTAAAACCTGATGTTACATACCATGTATCTATTTGGTCAATTCCAACAGCACCAGTAGCAAATTCAAGTTCGGCATTTGTTGAACTATGATTAGCACTTGCTACTTTTAAGACTTGACCAGCAGATCCAGTTGTAGAAGGTAATTTTAAAGTTACATCACTACTAGGGTTAGCTGCTGGACTATTTAAAATAGTTCCGTTACCACCGCTATGTTTTAGCTTAATACTTGCCATAATTAACTAGGTTCAGTAGGAAAGGTAACAGATGACATATCTAAATTACCATTTGAATCAAGTTTAGGCGATGCACTAGCTGGTAAATCACGCAAACTTTGACGATACGTTTTCCATGCTGTAGATAAAGTCAAATCGGAACTAGCTCTCCAATCACAAGCTGTTAACAGTCTATCTCTTTCTTGTCTTAATAATCTCATTCCTTCAGCATTAGTTAATCTAGTTACTTCAGCATTTATTTCAGATTCAGTTGGTTTTGTGTCGGAACTTATCCAGTTTAAGTCTGCATAATCAAAACCTCCCCAACTCCATGCGCTAGTTGGTTTTAAAGATTTTACTGCTAGATGTTTGTCGTATTTCATTATGCTCCTATCTCAAATAATGTCATTGTAGAGGGCATATTACCTTCTGTAATCTGTATTGATTGATTATTGTGTGACCCGATTTGAATTTTATAAGTTAAAGTCGTAGACCCATCTCCACCCGGTGAACTGTCTAGTGCTGTCCAAGTACTTCTGTTTCTACTGTGTGCGCCTGACACTCCTTGTGCATTGTCGTAAATATCATACATACCACCAGAAACCATTACTTGACTACTGCCTCTTAAAATTTTAATACCATAACCCTCGCCTCCAGTTGTTGCAGAGGTTAGTATAGACATTAAAGTAACTTGCACTAAAACTTTACTATTAGTTTGTGGAACAATATCCGCATTAAAATTTGTAACATCAACAAATGTACCACTACTTGTACTAAATTGAGTTGTTGTTTGAAAATGAACTACTTGAAGAAGCTTTCCACCACCAGCTGCAGCAAATGCTCCATCTCCCCTTAAAAACGTAGAACTGGATGCTGTTCCTGTTGTTGCTAAATCAGCAAGTGCAACAGAACCATCAGGAAGTCCCCCTACTGATAAGCCTGTTATTGAACCTGATCCGTTGATTGATATTGGCATAACTATAAGATAACTAATATTGCACCAGAAGGCACTGTAATAGAGACTCCGTTATTAATTGTAGGAGACACAGTGTGGGCGTGTTTGTTTGAACTTAACGTGTAAGATGTTGTTACAGTTTGGTCACTCTCAAAAAAGCACTCATCTGTCCCGCCGCCAGTAGCTCCAGCCCCTCCACCGATAGCACCCCAAGCTCCATTGTTATACCCTTCAAATTGATTTAAGGTACTATTGTGTCTCAGCATACCTACGGCCGGACTACCATCTCTCTGGGCAGTTGTACCAGATGGAATTGTAAGGCTAGACGTATAGTTATGAGTTATCTTTCCTGTAAAAGTACCTCCAGCTTGAGGCATTAATCCTAAATTAGTACTAGCTGCTGTTCCTACAGTTACATATCCGTTATTCGCTGCATTTCTTATTTTTAAAAGCCCATCAGATGTATCAACGTGCCATTGAAACGCAAAGTTAGTTGTTAACGCACCAGATTTACTATTATTTGACGCAATAGCCTGTAAAACATTATTAATGTCAGCACGAACTGCTGCACCTGTGCCGTTATCAATTACAAAATCGTGTTCTGCCATTTAAAAAAGTAACATTGAGCTTATTCTACCCTCCTTTTCCAAATCCGACAGCCTGATAAGTGAAATTTCTATCAATCGAAGCATTTGATGAATTTTTAAAGTGAACAGTAAAACCCGATCCAGAAACACTAGACACTTCAAAGTAATCTCCTGATGCCATATTCTGTGCATTAATACCAATCGAGGGTAAATTAGTATTTGCTCCCAAAATAGAAGATGTACCTACAAAAAACGGATGAGTAAAGGTAATAGCCTTTGCGCCTGCTCCGCTTGCTGTTAGATTACCTTGTTCTGTTCTTCTCTGTAAAGATGCTGTATATCCTAATTGAGAAACCTTTATATCCTGTGCTGTGTCATTGCTTATAAGATTTGCCTTAAATTTAAACCCTCTACCTTTGTATGTTCCATTTGCAAAAGTCTGAAATGCAGTATAAGTAGGAGATCCAGAACTAGGATTATCTTGTGTAACTGAAATTTGCATTTCTGCGTTTACATCAAGTGCTGTTGTACCATCAAAATCTGTAATATCATCAATCAAACCTCTAGCATCAAATAAATCTGATGGGAAAAATCCTTCAGTAAGAAAATGTCGTTTGAAATCTACACTAAATACAGCACCTAAATCTAAGAAAGAGCTACCAGCATCACCACCAAATTCATAACTACCAGTAGGAGAAATACCACCAGAATCATCTATTGAGGCTTCAGTATCAAAGTTAGTTATTGCATCAAATAAACCAGTACCAGATAAATTTAAACTATTTGTTACAGCATCAAAAGAAACATTAGTTTTTGTTCCTTGAAACTTAGGATTATCCTGATCCTCCCTTCTTGTTAATGCAATTAAAGGTGCTTGATTATCAGGTAAATCTATAATTACACTTGTTTCACCAGCGCATAATCTTCCACCATCATCTTGAAATTTTAAAATATATTCACCTTCAAGATATGGAACTTCCGCAGTTGTGGTGTTCCCTGCAAGAGCTTGAATCAAATCAGTACTATTTTCAAAAGTTGCACTTCCGTCTGTAACAGGAGAATGTCTTACAAAAACCCGGCCACCATGAGTAACGTCAACATCGGTAGATAAATTCCAACGTAATCTTACAAGTTTCTCACTAATTGGTTCTGCTGTTAAACCAGTAACATTTGCTGGTAATGCAGTCTTACCTTGCGCTATAAATGTTAAATTAGCAGATGTGGCACTTGTCTGTAATGCTGCGTTGTAACTGAATACTTGAAACTCATACGTTCCAACATCACTGTCAAATATCTCAAAATCAGGAGATGAAACTGTTGTAGATATAAAGTTTCCATTATTAAACCTATAGTTAACCTGATATTGAGTAACACCAACAATAGGTTGCCAACTAAGAATTAATTTAGATACAGCCTGATTATTAATAACAACAATTTTTTCTACAGCTTGTAATCCTGATGGAGGGTCTTTGGGTAAGTTTAATATAGATACTGTTCTAGCTGGTAAACTTGCGCCATCTTCAATAAAGGCATATTTCGCATTTACATAAGACAAAGCAGTAATCGCATAATTTATACCATCAGCTTCTTCTACTGTTATCACTCTAAATTTTTGCGATTGAACTGTATCATTCGTAAGCAACCAAACCGTATTGACGTTAGGTGTTTGTGAATAAGCAGAGCTAACTGTAATAACTCCATTAGATATGGAAGAAATATCTCTTTGTTCTACAGTTCCATTTGGCAAAACTACACTTAATTTTGCATTATTAGATGTAGCTAAATCTGTTGATGCAGTATCATCAACAGTTATCTGAGTTGTTGTAGCAGCACTCACTCTTCCGCCTCTTCTGACTCCAGAACGAACAGGGTCAGCTATCTCAATAACAGCACCCGGCCTTACTACAACTCCAGAATCTATTGAGGTTGCAAATGTGCAGGTTTCAGATTCATTTTGTTCAGCAAATAAAATAGCTTTTGCTAATCTTCTGGCCTGACCTCGGCTAGTACACGCAAATCCTTTTACCTGCTTAATAATTACTCCTAGCTTGGCTATCGAGGCGGTATCTTCATAAACCTCATAATCTATTTCTCTACTATCCATATTGAAGTAAGAAACAGAAATAACTGTATTGCGTGTTTTTAAACCACTACCCTGATAAGTAAAACCTTCTTCTGTTACGTTAGATAAATTAAATAAATAACTTGCATCTTTTGGACTATCTTGAGCGAGTTGAATAGTACCAGCAGACCATATTGGCATACATCTCATAACACCTGCCAATTCATTTATTAGATCAAATGCTTCACTAGATGATTGAATATTTACATTACAACTAAATCTAGCTTCCTGTCCTCCGAATCCATCTGATACCAACGTATTTGCAAACTTACTAGCAGTAACAAAAGAGAAGAGATCAAGAGAACTTTCTGTTATATGATTGCCAAACCCATACCTAGTATCAGTTAGCAAATCAAGTAGTATCATGGCAGGGCATGAACACCATTGAGCGGCTCCCATAACCCCATTAAAAATATATCCATTAGGATAGATAATCCGACCAGTAGCGGAATCAATACTTGGAGTACCAGAACCACTAGCACCTGCGCCGGGGATTCTTACTTTTATACCTCTGATACGATACTTTCTTGTAGGTATTGATTGAAACTGCATAGAGTCCAATCTGAGAGAAGCATAAGCACTATTAGCATAAGTGTTAGCATCATCAATTATCTCTCCAAAACTTGTCCATCTAAAAGCGTCTACAAGACTTGAATCTGTACTATCTGCTGTAACTCTTGTAACTCTTATATCAACAGGAAAAGCACCTGTAAGATTTATTCTGTAATCTCTTTGGTACGCATCAGCACTTCTACCTGTAATAGTGTCATCAATGACATCAGTAAAGCCACCAGAATTATATTGAACTGCTATTTTTAATTGAACAGAAGAACCTAATAAATCACCTTGATCTGTTGCTCTTTGTAATTGTGGAAAGGTTATAGTTATATTTACTGCATCAACATTTGAATTTGTTATCTGTCTGGTAACAGGAGAAGATTGAGTTACAACAACTCCAACTGCTGTAATAGAAGAACTGCTTTCAATACCTTGAACTTTTGTCTGACCTGACGTTCCAAATCTAGGATTAAATGTTACATCTTGAAAATTAAAATCAGTCGTAGCTGGATTGGTAGAATTAGCAGATGCTTTTAAAACAGGAGTATCATTTAAAAATACATCTTTTAATGCAGCATTATTGTATGCCGTAGTACCTTGTGTTCTGCCTTCTTTTGATGCAGTAGCAAACCCCTCTATTTCACCTTCAGAAATAAGATCAAGGAAAGTAGCAAACTGTCTACTATGTAAAGTATCAGGCGCACGAGTTGGTTGAGGGGGAGGCGGAGGAGAAGGATTACCACCACTACCTCTAATAATTTTATCTGTCATGCTTGCACCTGTTGAGTATCAATTGCACCAGAAATAACCACAGAGCCAGTTACTATTTCTCCATATACTATTGGTACTGGAGTTCCGGCTCTCGATGTATTTTGAGTTCCAGAAAAACTGAATGATAACTGTGGATCTTGCTCTGATTTAAACTCTTCTGGTTTTGGTAAAGGGAATAACATTTCACTTACTCCAGACAAAACCAAAAGCCCTCCAACACCAACTGCTGCTTTTGCAAGATAAGCACCACCTAATGCTGAAGCTTGAAAAGTTATACCACCTTTTAATAAGCCACCAGCACCAATAGCAGCACCACCAGACATAAACGCTATCCCTATTAAAGCAGCACCACCTAAAATTCTTCCAGCACCTCTACCAGCACCACTAATAACAGGAACGATATGTATATCTTCCTGTCCTATTGGGTGATGTATCTCTTCTTCATTTACAGCATAATTACCAACTTTTACCTGATAATATTTAGGATTCATATACTTTTCTACCTGCGGAAAATTATTAATAAGAAAACTTACTGCTTTAGCAAGACTGTCTACCTGTATTTCAAATTCTTTATGACCGATAAACTCAGCAAGTTCTCCATATAACTTTATTTTACGCAACATAACGATACCTCTTTCCTGTGCATTTTAATAGCCAAGAAGAATATGGCTCTCTACAAGACAGTCTATCCGTTAAATGATGTAAAACATCATCTCCTAAATAGATGGCTACATGATTTAATGATGGATTTAAGATACTCATCAAAAGAACATCACCTATTTTTAGTTTCTCATCAGGTTTTAGTTCTGTAAACCCTGTTAATTCAGCATATTGCTCAAATAATGGTTTTTCGTTAAATTCTTCTGGAGTTATAGGTCTTTCATAATCAATCAATTCTATATTTTTTTCTTGTTTATAATAATCACGAACTAAAGACCAACAATCTGTAACCCCCCAAACCCAAGGTCTTCCAAGAAGTTTTGGTTTATACCCGCATGGCTCATAATAGCCCCAAGTCTCAGTTTTTGGATTAACGATATGCCAAGGCAATTTACTTTGTTCACAACTAATTTTATCTGCTTCACTTGCGGTTGCAGGTGTTACAGGATGACTATGAATTACTGCTGTAATTTGACCTGTATTATCTGCTTTTACATAATCTTCTGGATCAATAATAAAACATTGATGGGCTGTCATTGATAAGTTACGACAAGGAAAATATTTTTCTTTTCCTCGTATATTTAATAACAAACCACAAGACTCTTTAGGATCTTGGTTTTTCGCATGAACAAGTGCCTCTTCTTTCCAACTCATGCTATGAAAGTACCAATAGAAGGAAACTCTGTTCTAGTGCATTGTCTTTTTGGCGCACGAATACCAGCTAAATCAAAAACTGCTGCAAGTTCAAACCTTACGACATCTCTGTTTTCTGTCGCTTTACGATCTATTTTGTATATTTCTTTTGGAAACTCTGCTGTAGGATCTGGTGTGCCGTATGGATTTGTATTACCCGGAAAATTTACTGAATCTAAATATCTAGCTAAAGTTCTAATTCTTGTAACTGTAGCTCCTGTTAAATCATTTCCTGTCGTTACCGCATTAACGTTTAACAAAATAGCTGTAATATTTCCAAGAGCATTACTTATAGTTAAAGTAGGTCTAGGCAACTGACCTCTTCGGAAAGCAAAACCTTCTGCTTGTATTGGCATCTTTACATAAGTGTCTCCAGCCCAGATAATATCTCCATTACCTACTCTATTTGTACCAGCATGGAATCTATAAGTAGTTGCTGATCCATGTAATGCAGATTCAGTCGTTATAGAAAATAATTCTATAATTGAAGAAGGATTAATTTTTTGTAAATCAGTAATTATAGGAGCAGTACTCATGGTTCAAAGACCTCCTCAAATGTTGCATTTATAGTAGCAAGGTTTGAATAATCCATAGACTTGCTCCATTTTCTACAAACAAACTTCATAGATGATGCTTCTCTTGCTGGTGCATAATCAAAACTTGCTTGGTCGTTAGCTCTAGCATCAAGGAAAGTCTCAATAGTATCTGAATCTGTTTCAGATAAATTTTTCCAAATAAAAGTAAACTCCTTTGCATTTTGATGTTGAGGCAAACCAAAAGTAATCCTATGTTGATAGCCATCAGCAAAGACTACAGTTCTTGCCTTTGGTTGTGATGACTTTTGTATCGGATAACTAGCCTCAATATTTGGAAATGTTGCCATTATGCCAATAAACCTCCCGGCCGTTTTTGATTTATTAATTCTGATTGTATAGCAACTGATATTAATCGACCAAGTTCTTTACCGCCATCTTCATCACCTTCCACAGTTGAGCCAGAAGCATCTACGTTTACAACTATATTTGTTGACCCTCCACCCTGAGAAATAACTCCAAGTTTTCCATCTTTACCACGTTTGAGTGGAAGGATTCCTTCCGGGCCAGCTTCTCCTACAAGTCCTATTCCATCTTTCATAGGAAATATCTGTGGCCGAGATATTATTCCGCCCATTTTATATGGAACAATTTTATTTTTAGCAAATACATTACCCATTGCACTAGGCACGACTTCTCCTCCACTTATTACATTTCCATTCGCACTACTTGTAAGACCTAGAGCATCTGTTATTGGATTTGCAATAAATTTCATAAATGCAGCTCTAACTATAATTTTCTGCAATTCCTTAATTGCACTTCTAGCCAAATCAGCAAAACCCCTTTTGCCTTCTATAAAGAAATCAGCAAAAGCATCTGCAAGTTTATTAGTAACATCTAGCGCAAGTTCTCCAACTTTTGTTTTCAAATCTGTAGTATCATCAACAAGCTTTTGGAATTTTTCTGATAATTTACCTGCTTGTGGGTTTGCATTTTTTAACTTTTCAGTAATACTCTCGATTGTTAAACCTAAAGTATTTGCTTCTCCTCCTATTTCTTTGTATATTTCTTTTGCTCTTATAGTAATTTCTAAATTTTCAATTTCTTTTTTACCTACCAAACCAAGTTCGTTTTTAATTTTTTCAAGATTTAGAAGTTTTTGATCGTCACTTGTAGGATCTTCAAATTTACTTGTTGCACCAGCATCATCTTTATTTAGGAAATCTAACCTTTCACTTTGTATAAAACTAAACTGACCTCTTTTATCAGCCTTCAGCATACTTATATCAAAAGGCTTACCTTTAGCAAGCATACGTTTACCCATTTTTGTCAAAGCATCTCTGCCCCCGACCTGCTCTAAAGCAAATGCTTCTGCCATAGCCTTATTACTTTCTTTCCGAGTTCCTCTAAAGAATTTAAGAACTGCTGTTAGAGCGTCAGCCATCCCTGCAATAAATTTTTGAATCATTGCTCCAACAGGAACAAACAAATCTCCAAATTCTTTTTGTAGTGCTTGTAGAGAAACAGCCATTCTTTGACCAGCATCAACAGAAGAATTTGCCATTTTTTCAGCAGCATCAGCATGATCCTCACTAAGTTTGACAACAAACTTCATAACGTCATTAAGACCTACAGTTCCATCCCTTAAATCTTTTTGTAGTTCTGGTAGTGACCTGCCTGTTGCGTTTGCAAATTTAACAACTGCGCCGGGGAGCCGCTCGCCGAGCTGCCCCTGCAGCTCTTCTGCCGATACCTTGCCTTTACCAAAGATCTGCGACATCGCTCGTATAGCAGATTGTACGTCTTCAGCATCTCCACCAGTTGCTTTAATAGCTTCTGATACACCTTTAAATACTTTCTCAGCGTCATCAACATTACCGCCAGCACCAATAACAGATGCAGATAGCGTGGTGAATTGTTTTGTAGCTGCTCCCAGAGGTACATTTAATCTTCTTGAGGTTGTAGAAATAACCTTTTGTGCTTTCTCAAATTCAGCTTGTGTTTTGGTGACACCTTTTAATGCTATTTCTAGTTTCTGTATTTGCGCTGAATATTGAGCAGCAGCTTTCGCAGCCTTAATAGTTTCAACACTTAAACCAGCAGCAGCACCAATAGCAGCACCTACCGGCCCTCCGACTGCTGCCCCTGCCAAACCCATAGAACCAACAGCACCTAAACTACCAGCAGCACCAGATCCAGCTATTGCCCCAAGTGCTGCTTTTTGACCAACACCCATATTTTGTGCAGAACCAACAATCCTATCTCGTATTTTTGCAAACCTACCTCTAGTGTCCATTTCCGGTCCGATAGGAAACGCATACGCATTAGCATTAGGCTGTATGCTTAGACTTGCATTTAATTTATTTATCTCTGACGTAAAACGATTATATGATGCACCGCCTTTATCAACTTGATCTCTTAATACCTTAAATGCTGCAATTTGATCTCTTATAGTTTTATTGCTTCTAGCTAATCCACCATTAAAGCTTTTAGCTCTTTTATCTACTCGTAAAATACTTGCAACTGTATCGTTTAAGCTTTTCTTGTTTAAAACAAGAGTTTTATTTATTTTGCCAAACGTAGAATTTAACTTTTTTAGCTCATCATTACCAAAAGTCTTTATACTAATTTTTACTGTATTAGTCTCAGTCGCCATCTATTACTGCTCCTTACTATTGAGTTTTTTAACAGCAACAGCTTCCATTAGTTGTAAACCAGCGAGCATTTCTTGTCGGTTATCTACATGATAGATGTCAAACAGACCTCCATCAAGTAATAATACCTCATATTTTAATCCTACTACACCTCCAAAAGATGTGTTCCATTGTGTCTGACAACGAAGGAACATATTAACAATCTCCCAATTCTCATCAAAAACTTCAAAATCATCTTCTTCTTTTGGTTGCTCCTCGATTTTTAGACCAAACGCAGCAGCGTCTTTTTGTGTCTCATCTATAACTTGTTTGCCACCCGAAGCCCAATATAAGGCAGCATCAGTTAGTTTCCCGATTGTGCGTTTGCGTAGAAAGATTTGAAAGCATCTAATACACCAGCAACAAAATCAGTATCTTCTGCAAAGCTTTTTAATTCTGCTTTTGAAAATTGAATTGGAGTGCCATCCTCCTCGTTTAAATCTTCCCAGCCAACTAAAACTTTTTCCAAAGCTTTAAACTCGCTTTCCTCATTAAAATTATTAAGTTCGGTTCTTGATAAACGCTTAAATTTGCCAACAAATTCACTTGTTTCAAATTCACCAATCTTAGTTTCAGAAGGTGTTTTAACTTGAACAGGCCAAGAATACACCTTCGTTTTTTTTCTTACAAATGCCATAAATTAAAATATATACTTCTTTACTCTACCTCAGTAGTCAATACTTACTAAGTAAAGACTAAACTCATTTCGTCATTAGCTGAAGTTGGTACAAGTGTGTATGGAATTTCTAACATAGTTACTCCATCAGCCTCACCATAAGCAACATCTCCAATATCAACCTTTGTGCTTGTAAACCTAACAATATTTCCAGCAGTTCCTCCATGAGTAACTGTGAAGTTACCAAGAGATGTATCGGTTAAAGCCGCAGCGAAGAAATCTTTAGACGATAAAGCTGGTGCTTCTATTGTTATAGAACCATTAGCTGCTCTATCAGTTAATAAGACCTCTTTTGTACCACCAACAAGTTCTCTATACACAATCTCGTTTCCAACATCCATTGAGAAGTTCATTAATGCACCAGCAAAGGATAATAACTGGAAGCTACTTGTGTTTCCATTTTTAAATATTAATGGTGTTGCCTGATTACCATAAGTAACTGCTGGCAATGCTGTATCTGTTGGAGCATTATAGATTCCAGTAAAAGTGAAATCTATCGAGGGAATTTCTCCAACGGCTGCTGAGAGAGAGAAAGTTCCTCGACAACCAGTAACAATATGCCTTACACCGTCTACGTTGTAGTGAATAGTTACAGAAGAAAAATTAGCTGAGATAGGCTCATAGGTAACGCTAGTTCCAGATGCAATAGTTTCTGAAAACCCACAGGCTTTAAGCGCACTTCCATATCTGGGAGCAGTTCCAGCCGTACCAGATCCAGCAAGTTCTACGCTGAATGTACATTCAACTCTTGTGTTTGCCAGTAGTTGCTCAGAAGCTCCTAAATACGGTCTGACAACATCTCTGTTTACCACATCACTTGATTGTGGTGTAATGCTTAGATCTCTTACAAGAACAACGTCTGTTGCTGAAGGAGTAGGGTCAGTTCCATAAGAACTTTCTGCCTCAATTAGAATTACTCTCTTCCTTGTCAGTTGTGCCATCTTTAATTACCTCAGTAGGGGGTTCAGCTTGTTTAGTTTGTTGAACTAGCTTACGTTTGCCAGTTTTAGGGTTCAGTATGTAAGTACCGCCCTCATTTGGAATTTCATTTACCATATTAAACAATCAGGGTTGTTAGGCTTGCATTTACATAATAGATCATGTTGACAAATCGTTATAAGAACTTCTGTAATCAACTTCATACTCACAAGATACAATACCTGCTGGTTGATCTCCTTCTACGACATCAAAGGTAACTGTAAGGGGTCTTACATCAATCGCAAGTCCTCCTACAGTTGGATCACTAACGACTTTTGTGTGTAAACTTTCAATCGTTGGATCTGCTGTAGTATCAGGTGTTTGTGATCGAACAATAACAACAATTCTTATTCTTAATGTCCAATCAAGTTTCAAATA